TATTATTTTTTGATGATAGTGTTGATTGGCTACAAGCTCAAAGTCTATTTGGATTAGAAACTGTAGATGCTTTAGATAGCAAAGAAGGGTATAGAAGAAGAGGAGTTGGTAGAGTAATAAATGGTACTGAATTTATGAATAAACTTTTAGAATATTATAACAGAAAGGAATGAAAATAGTATTATGTAGTCCAAGCTACAAAAGACCTTATGTAGAAACATTGGAGTACCTTCCTTTTTGTAAGGTTTATGTAGATGAATTGGAGGCACCACAATATAGGGCTCAAAATCCAGAAGGAGCAAATATAATAGCTTGTCCTCAATGAGTACAGGGAAATGTGAGTAGGATAAGGAATTATATATTAGACCAAGAATTTAAGGATGGGGCTGATTGTGTAATAATAGTAGATGATGATATGAAGAGCATAGGAAGGTTTGAGAATGGTGAGGATATAATGCTAAACCCAGATGAATTTTTTGACTTCGCAGAGAAATATACTATAATGTGTAGAGATTTGTGAGCATATGAATGGTGAATGAATTTAAATAATGATAAGAAATGTTATAGAGAATATAGTCCATTTAGTACAACAGCTCCTATATTAGGACCATTTCAAGCATTTATAGATAATGCTGGAGGATTAAGATATGATGAAGAGCTACCACTAAAAGAGGATTATGATATGAGTATACAGCAATTAAATAAGTATAGAAAAACATTAAGATTAAATATGTACCACTATAATTGTAAACAGAGTGTAAATAAAGGAGGATGTGCTACATATAGGAATATAGAAAGAGAGATGCAACAATTAAATGCTTTAAAAAGAAAATGGGGAGAAAAGATAGTAAAAGAGGATACAGCTAGTAATAAAAAAGATAGAAAGCATAAAGATTATAACCCACAGATACATATACCTATTAAATGAATATAAAAAATAATCGTAAAAAATGGAAAATAAATTGGATTTTTGCAAAAAAATTGCAAAAAATGGAAATATATTTATAAAATATTAAATATAAAGAATAACACCAGTTTATAACTAATAAAAATAAAGATGTGAAAGGTAAAAGAAGGAAAGGGAAGACCAGAGAAAATAACACCAGAGGTTGTTAAGAAATTAAAACAGATTTTTATGTATGATGGAAGTGTTGAGGAGGCTTGTTTATATGCTTGAATAAGTAAGGTAACTTATTATGCTAAGTTAAAAAAAGACCAAGATTTTTTGAACGAAATGAATAGTGCGAGGTTATACCCATATATTACAGCTAAAAAGACATTAATAAAATCTATGGAAAGTGAGAATGAGGCTATTGCTCAAAAAGGTGCAATAGAATTCTTGAAGAGAAGGGATAAAAGATATGCTGATAAGTTAGAGGGAACAATGTGAGTAGATATGGATGCTGAAATAAAGGGAGAGGTAGAATTAAAGGGTAAGACAATGATAGAGTTAGAGGATATGAGAAAAAAGTTTTTATGATTTAAATAAAATTTTATATGGTAAAATAAAAAAAGATGAGAAAACCAGGAAGAAGACCAGAGATGGTTTTAACAGATAGACATAGATATAAAATAACTATGGAGGTAATCCTGGAATTTCTCCACCAAATACCAGATGATGAATTTAATAACCCAGAAAAACCAAATTATAGTACAAAAGATTTTACCCTTGCTCATTTATGGGCTTATATGCAAAGGAGAATAGATATAATGAATATGAAAAATAAGGAGGCAAAATTAATTGAAAAATAAAGATTTTTGATTATACTATTAGATAGTTTATATATATAATAAAAAGGATGGCAATAACATTAGCAGACCTTAGGACAAAATGTTATAACATTTTAAGAGAAGAGGAGAATAATAGTGCCTATCCTTATGCTCTAGTAGATGATTTAATAAATGATGCTGTATGGGCTATATGTAGTTGATTGTATGTAAATCCATTAACAAAGGAGGAGATACATAAAGGGCAACTACCTTTTTTGAATAAAGAAGTATTTTATGAAACATCATTGGTACAATATGTAACAAGTGATGTGAGTGCTGGGGCTACAGAGATAGAGATAAATACTGGGACACGACCAAATGAATGAGTATGCTATATATGAGGGAATATAGTAGAGTATAGGGAGAAGGATGATACACATTTATATCAATGTACTTGAATAAATGGGAAAATCAAAGCAGGGGAACAAGCTAGTATTGTGTATAAAGTACCTAGCGATTTTATGAGCCCTATTAATGTTATTTTGGATGACAGGGTGCAGATAGATAATAAAAATTATGATGATGTTTTTGAAAGTTTGAGAGATAATAAAGGGCTACCAGAATATAAGTATAGGATGCAACAATGGAGAGGATTTGATAAACCATTCTATGTAATAAAGGATGGGAAATATGTAATAACATATAATATAAATACCAGCTGAATGATGTTAAGATTAAGATATGAATGTAAACCTAATATATTAATTCAACCAACAGATGTAGTAATAATACCAGATGATGTATATGCGATTACAACAGTACCTTATTTGGCAGTATGAGAAACAATGTATAATAGATGAGAAGAGCAGAGAGGGGCAGAGGTAATAAATTGGTGAAATGGAAAATTAAAAGAGATGTATAAATTTTATAATAAGATGTGAGTAGAGAGAAATACAAGCCAACAGTATAAAATGGCAAAGAGTAAGTTTAATATTTAATAATAGTATTGGATGAGCTACCAAACAGCTAAATGGCAAAGTTTAGGAAGTAATAGTAAGACAGGAGTATTTAGTGAAGGATATGTGGATAATACTCCTAATTTATATTTACCTGATGGAGCTAGTCCATATTTAAGGAATGCTAGATTAGATGGTAATACAGTACATATAAGAAAGGGGCATAGATTATTTGAAACATTAAGTAGTGTAGGAAAAGGATTAGGGACATATTTAAGGAGTGATGAATTTTATGATAGATTAGTAGTAAGAGAGAATATAGATACAAACAAAAAGCTATGAGTGTATGATTTAGAAGGAAATAAGACAGAGATAAATACAGGAGCAAATATAGCAAGTGATAATAAGATGTGCTTTGTAAATGTAGCAGATATGTTATTTTGTATGAATGGTGTGGATAAGTTTTGAAAGTTAGTAGATACAACTTATTCAGTACCAGCTAATGTACCAAGTAATTTTGCTCCAAAGTTTTGAGTAGTATTTAATGGATGCTTATGGGCTAGTGGTTGGGGTAGCCATCCAAATGTAGTATATAAGAGTTTAGGATGAATATATGATAATGCAGGAAAGTTTGTGGAACCAGCTTATGATGATTTCACGACTACAGGTAGCGACCAGTTTACATTTGAAGAAAATATTACAGGATTATGTGCGAATGCTCAAGCTCTATTCTATTTCACAAAGAATACCGTGAGTGTAACAGGGCATAGTGATATAGAAACAGTACAGATAGGAAGTGGATGAAGTAGAGTTGCGTATACAACAAGTGTATTAACAGCTAAAGAATGAGCTGTAAATCACTATTGAATAGTATGAGTAGGAAATGATGTATATTATATAACTCCTAGTAATAAGATATGTAAGGTATATAGAGGAAGTAATATATTATGATATGAGGTACAAGATTTAAGTGGAAGAAAATATGCTGGATGTGAGAGCTTAATGAAGAGTTTGGCAAAAGACCAAAGAGATTGTTGGGGATATTATATACCAAAGGAAGATATAATTAAATGGTTTTTCAAGAGCGAAGGAAGTGATATACACGATATTTGTGTAATATATGATGTAGGAAAGGATAAGTTTTTAGTAGATAATGGGAAACCATTTTCCGATGGTAGAAATTTCCATTGAGAAGTATATACAATTTCAGAAGTAGAGCCAAAATTATATGAGGATGAATGGGGTACAGAAGATGATGATGCTCCAATACCATTTGAATACCGAACAAAGGAATTCTATATAAGCGACCCTTCATTTAAAAAGTTGATATGGGAAACAAGGACAACGATAGATATGAATTTAAATGTGGCAATGAAACAAGAGATTTGGGTAGATGGAAAACAAGTGGATGAAGTAATAGTGGATAAAGAATGGTTAAAGAATAATGCTGTTTGAGGTATTGGAACATTTGCGACAGCCACAAGTATGGTATGAGTAGATATAGAGGCTGATACATATGTAGAGAGCTTAGAATGAGAAGAGGTATATGTAATAAGGACAAAATGAAATTTAAATGCGAGAGGGCATAGAATTCAATTTAGATTTAGCAATACCACAGAAGGGGCATTGTTAAGATTAAAGTATTTAAGCTGTAAAAGTGAGGTATTACCAGAACTCACTGTTGGCTTGAAATAGTATTTATTTATTAATTATTATAAAAATGGCAAAGATTAATGAAAAACCAGCAAAATCTCCTACAAGAGATGCTAACCAAAAAGATGTAAAAGTAGTAAAAGAGGCAAAGAAAAATGTAAAGAAGACAGTAAAACAAGAGATTATGGAAGATGTAATTAAATTAAGTAAGACAAACCAAGAATATGGTTTGAGTAATAAATTAAGTGTAGAAGAAATTGAGGCTATTTTAAATAAGTATTTCTAGTATAAATGGCATTTGAGAGTGGATATAAGAGTACTCTAGCCACTAAAGTAAATCCTTGAGATACAAGTATAACTGTGGCAACGGCTCCTACTATTACAAGTGGGAGGATTTACTTAAAAAGTGGAAGTCAAGAAGAATGGATGGAATTTACAGGAGTAAGTGGGAATACATTAACTTGAATTACCAGACAATTAAGTAAAACATCAATACCAGCAGTATCAGAATGAGATGGATATACTTGGACAGCTTGAACTGTTGTAAGGATAGTTGCGATGCACGACCAGATAACAGGAGGAAATATGGATACAAGTAATTTTACTCCTAGTGGATGAGCTTGAGATAGCATAGAGTTTAGTGGAACTACATATACAAGGACAATAACTCCTACAGAGGATTTTGTTGTTAGTGCTTGAACTATAGTAGCTGGTATGACTTATGTATTAATAGTTAATACTTGAGTAGCTTATGCTATGACATTAGGTAGTGGAATAGCAAACCCATATTGAGAAAGTTTGGAATTAACTACCAATAAAAGGACAGTTGTAGTATTTTTGGCAATAAGTAGTAGTGAGCTAGAGGTATGGGCTGTAAGGACAGCATCATAATTTTATTATTAAGAAAGTATATAGATGGCAGGAAAGGTTACGGCTGAAGAATATAAAAAAGCAAAAGATGCGGTAAGTAATACATATACAGCTGATAGTATTAGTAATTATACCAATGCTTATAATAAGGCTATGGCTTGAGGTATGTCTAGTAAGGATGCTTATGCTAGTGCGTCTTGACTTTTAGTAAAAAAAGGAAGTACAGGATGAAGTAGTAGTGGGAATTCTAGTGGAACAAGCTCTAGTAATAAAAATTCTACTGGATGATATGTAGATACATATTGAGATGTAACCAATGTAGATATATCTAATGCTCCTGCGAAAGATTATACTTGATGGAAGAAAACCGATTTATGAGAATTAAGTAAATATGGTGAGAGTGCGAAGGCAATGGAAAGAGCTAGCCAAGGAAGTATTAGTAAGAGAAATGATATAATTGCTGGAAATCTTTTATTAGATAAACAAACAAGTAGAGCACAGATAGAAAGTTATTTGAATAACCAACCTTGATTTAAAGAGGCTACTTTAGAAGAAAGGGAAAATACTATAAATGCTATACAAAAGAGAATATGAGAAAGACAAGCAGAAGGAGGAACAGATAGAGTAGGGGCAGAATGATTAGAATGATTACAAGGACAACCAGGAGAAGTTAGTAGTAAGGCTTGATATTATAATACAAAAGATGGAGAGCAAAAAATATATGGTTATGATGAAATGGATGATGAAACCAAGAAATTGGTGGATAGATTAGATGATAGTAAAAAGAAGTATGTAAGTAATCTATGGGCTAGCTGAATGCAGGAAGACCTAAAGTATTATTTGGATACTATGAGGACTAAAGACCAAGCGAAGGCTAGACAAGATATAAACCAAGAGTTATATGATATAAATAGAGAGAGTAGTTTAATTCAAGCTGAACAAACAATAAGAAATGCAGAAGAAAGTTATAATAACCTAAAACAGAATTGGCAGTATTTAGGAAATTTATGAATGCCTGGAGTTAGTAGTACAAAGATACAAGCTATTGGAGATGCTATTACAGAGGCTAAAACAACTCTATGAGAAGTCAAGAGATTAACTCAATTAAGTTTGGATGCTCAAGAGAAACAATGGGAAGGACAGGTATTACAATATAATCAACAGATAGATAATTTAATGTATGATTTGAAGTGGAAGGTATGAGATGAGATTACAAATGCTTTGAGTAAGTATACAACGGCAGAGTTAGAATGAAAGTTGGATACAATAGATGGAATAACAGCCTTTAGGAAAGAGTTGTTAGATGATTTGGATAACAATTTGAGTGGATTAACAAGTGCTAGTTTAACTCAAATGCAGTATATTAATCAACAGTATCAAGATGTGGCTAATAGAATGTATGAATATTCACAAAATGCTAATAAGGTAAATGCTGAAATGAGTACAGTAAAAGGATATTATGTAGATGGTAATGGAAATGCTATATTAAATAATCAAGGGCAACCAATTCAAGTACCACAGAATGCTCCTATGGAGCCAGTATTTGATAAAGAAACAGGTAAATTGATTACATTTGGATTAGATGAGAATTGACAAATAGTAGCTAGTGTACAACAAGTATATCAATGAAATGGAACAGCTACTCAAAGTGCGATAGTTAGTATGTTAGAGCAAGGAGTAAGTGTACAGGATATATTAAAGTATGTACCGTGAGTTGATTTAAAAACAGTTCAAAGTTTAGCTGAAGTAGTAAAACCTATAGGAGGAGGATATGAAAGATATAGTTGGAGTGGATGAAATTATAATGCTGTAAGTGAGAGCCAAAAGATTGGAGCTTATAATAGTTTTGTAAAACAATTCCTAGATGAAAATGGAAAGGTAAAGAAAGGAGTAAATGGAGGACAATGTGGTAAATTTGTAAATGATTATTTACAGAAGATGGGAATGGAAAGATTATTTACAGACCCAATCACAGAGAAAAAGAAATATATAAATAGTGATACACCAAAGATTTGAAGTGTAGTAATAATGGATAGCCCAAGCCAACCACAGTATTGACACGTTGGAATTGTTACAGCAATTAATGGAGATAAGATTAGTATATTACAGAGTAATAAAGCAGGAGAAGAGCAAGTATTTGTAAGTACAAAGAATGTTTGAGATGTATTAGGATATTTTGACCCAACAAAGAGTATAGATGATTTTAATAAAGAGGTAAGTGGTGCTGTATATGAGGCTCAAGGATTAAATAAGGATGGATATAATAATACAAGGACAGGATATTATGATAAATATTTGGCTGCTAAATTCACAAGTGAGGATTGGAAACAGATAGGAGATAAAACTAAATTTGAGGAAGAAGTAGAGAATTATAAGAAGGCAAAAGAAAGTGAAGTAGCTGATGTAACAAAAGATATGTTAAGAGTATTATATGATTTAAAAGATATTGGATGGCTAGATTATAATAATGCTAGTCTATGAATACCAAGAACAGATGGATATAAGAAGAGAAGAGATTTACAGAACTATTTGAGTAATGTAACATTGAATAAATTAATAGAGAGTAAGAAGAGTGGTGCTACATTTGGTGCTTTATCAGATACAGAGTTAGGAATTCTCCAAGATGCGGCTTCAATATTAGATTGGTGATTAGATAGGGGAGATTTTAATAATGAGGTGAATAGAATGATAGAAAACCTAGAGCAATGATTAAGAGATAATGGTAGAAGTGATATAATCGCTGAATTAAAAAGTACACAGAATTCAAATGGAACTACAAAGCAGAAGGTAAGTTGAGGTAATTTATAATTTTACTTATTATGTAATAAGATAAATGGCTGATGAAGGTAAGAATATAAGGAGTGTAATAAAAAATGCTACTCAATGATGATTAAGTAGTAGATTATGAGGGACAGGGGATACAATAGCCACGAAGGAAGAGATAAAACAGAATAAAGAGAAACCAGAAACTCCTAAAATGAGTGCTTGACCTAAATTATGATTTCAGACACCTAGTTTAGGATGATTGAGTGGATGATTAAATTTAAAGAAGGCTCAAAGCACTGGGAAAAGCGACGTAGTATCACAACCAAAAGTAGAGCAATGAGGACAAAGTATGGAAGGATGAATAAGTATTAACCAACAGCCTCCAGTAAGCTCTCCTTTTCAAAACCAGATGAATGAACCTATAAATAATATAAATGTAGAGCAATTTAATAATCAGAATGTATTTAAACCAGTAGATGTAAGTTTGAGAAAGGCTGAAAAACCTATTACAGCAAGATTAAAGGAATTAGATAAAGAGAAGAATAAGAGAATGAGTAAAGGTATAGAAAACCTTTACATAGATGCTTATAATAAAGGAGTAGATGGTTGAATGCTAACTATTGAAGATGTTTTAGGAAATCAGAATTACCAACAGCAATTAAAGGGAATTGATGAGAAGATGTTAGCAGAAATGATAGATGATGCTAATTATTTGGCTCAATGAGATTATGATATACAGAATGTATTGGCTTTGATGGATAAGTATAAGGATTTGTGATTACAGATGGATTTAGATAATCTACCACCAGAAACAAAAGCTCAATATATAGCGGCTAATTTGGAAGGTAATGATGGTGGATTATGAGGTGTAATAGACCATATTAGTCCATTGAATATATTAGGTGAAGGTATAGGATGGGCAGGAAGTGAGGCAGGATTATTAGAGAAGGGGAATGCACGATGATATAATGAGAAATTACAACAATGGGCAGAAAGGAATAAGACAGATTTTTTGAGTGATGAGGAATTGAAATATATGACAGAGGATTTTGTAAAGAATTTGGATAAAGAGTATAAAGATTATTATTATAATCAGACAGAGGAAATGTTTACCGATAGAAGAATTGGTGAGCAATTTTATAAAGATGTAGCAAAATTAAGAAAAGAAAATAAAGGTATGAGTGAAGAAGAGGCTGTGGCAAAAGTTATGAAGGAATGAAAATATAACAATTTACCATATGAGAAATTTCAACACGAAACAGTTGACCAATGAAGATTTTGGAGTGATAAAGATAAGGAGAAGGAGTATAATAAGAGATTAAAAGAGATAGAATGAAAGGCAAAAGAGGCTCATTGAGATACAAAGGCAGATTGGATTAGAGATTTATGAGGGGGGAAAATAGCAGATGTAGTTGAATGAGCTGGATTATGAGGAACGGCTAATTGGTTTAAGAATTTGTGATTAGATGCTACATTAGTAGTAGGGCAATGATTAGATTTAGTTAGAAATCCTTGAAGTCTAGTTAGTTGATTGGCTAGTGCTGTAAAGGGAGCTTGACATAAAGCCATTGAATGATATGCTGATTTATTGGATACTTGGATTGCTACAACAGAAAGTGCTATTGGTGCTATTCAAGGTAAGAATGAATGGAAAGGAATAGAGTATAGAGTAGGAGATATAGGAGAAAAGGTTGCGAAAAATAAAGGATATGAGAATTATGATGCTATGGTACAGAAGATGGAACAAGCTAGTGAGGATAATCCTTGATTAAAAGTTGCTACTTGGTTTTTAAAACAAGGGAAAGAGGATTTAGGTACAGCTAATGCTTTTGGTGATTATTTAGTAAATGCTTATGGTGATTGGGATAGAGTAGAACAAACAGCTAAAGAAAACCCTGTACAAATGGCTAGTGATATTATTAGTATTATTCAGTTGGGTACTATGTGAGCTGCTAAAATGTGATTAATAGATGCGAATAAAGCAAATCAGATAATAAAAGTGGCAGGATATGGAGATTTGTATGAACAGACATTAAAATGGTGAAATAAGGCTCAATTTTGACCTGTATTAAAGGGAGAAATGGCTGTGGGAAAGTTGGGAGCTAAAGTAGTTTGAGTACCATTTAAAGTAGCAAAGAATTTCACAGAAACATTTGTAAATAAATTAAGTGGTATAACGAAGGAGGAGAGGGATTTTATTAGACAAAATCCAGAGAAAGTTGAAGAGTTTTTAAAATGAGATAAGAACTCACAGAGTTTATTAGATAGAATTACAGAAAGATTTGATGGATTACAATTAGAGAAGAAATTAGAGGGAGAAGAGTATGAGAAGATAAGGAGTAGTAATGCTCCTGTAAAGATTAGAGATATGTTAAGTAGTATATCTAACAGATTAAAGAAAGGAGGATTACAATTTACTAATGAATGAGTAACAGTTAATAAGAATTATACACCAGCAATAAATAGTAAATTTGAGGAGTTGGGAGCATTTTTAGATGAATTAAGGAATAAAGGAAATAGTGCTACTGCTGAAGATGTGCGATGGGCTAGAAGACAAATAGATACATTGGCTAAATGGGAAGGACAACCAGCAGGATTAGAGGCTGATGCTATTGGATTAATAAGAGATATTAGAGGAATATTGGATGCTGAATTAAAAAGACAGATACCAGATATGAAGGTATTAGATGATAGTTATAAGAAAACAATAGCAGAGGTGAAGGAATTAAAGAAAGATTGGTTTAATAAGGATGGTACATTAAAAGATAGTGCTTATAGTAAGATTAGAAACCTAACAAATAAAGGAAGTAATCAACCAAAATTGGCAAGATTAGAGAAATTATTACCTTGAATAACAGAAGAATTAAAGGGATTAGCTGTGGCTGAAAGTGTAGAGAAGGCTGGTAAACAGATGGTAGGGCAATATGCTAACCAGATATTTGGAGTAGGAGGATGAATAGTAGGAATTACAAGTTTATTGAGTGGATGATTGAGTGCTTGACCTATTATATTATGAGTTTTATGAGCTACATTAGCAACTCCAAAGAATTTGGTAAAATTATTAAAGTATCAAGGTAAAATTAGTAGTGGATTTAATAAAATTATAAGCAAAATAACAAATGGTATAAAATTAACACCAGCTGAAACTCAAGAATTCACTAAATATTTGAATGATAACCAGAAAGAATTAGGTAAAGATGCTAGATATTTGTATGAAAAAGGGTTAATTACAGATGAAGAGTATAAGATGGCATTGAAAAATGAGGAAAAAGAGGTAAAAAATACTTGAAATATGAATGAAAAACCTTATAATAGTGAAAATAATTTAAATTCTAACCAAAAAAAGGATGGAGTGATTAAAGAAAGCAAAAATGACACCTGAAAGGGCGAAAAAAATCTATGATGATTGGCAAAAAAAGAAAAAGGTGTTAAGCAATGATGAATATGACAAAAAACAAGCGGACAAGCTTGGAATGACGGTTGAAGAGTATCGCAAAAAGATTGAGGATATTTAGGATTAAACCAAGATTGAGCTAAAGTAGTAGCAAATTTAGAGAAAATAAAGGCTAGTAATCCAGATTGATTTAAGATGGATATACATTGAGCAGAGGATTATGGAAATTGAAAGCGAAAAACATTCCAGAGTAAGGATGGATTAAGTAGTGTAACAGTAAAAGAGGATGGAGATATAACAAGTCTAGTTAGTAAACCTTGATTGAAGAGAGGTAAGGAGTTAGTGCTTACTGCTATAAAGAATTGAGGGAATAAATTAGATTGTTATGAAGAATATTTACCAACAATGTATCAGAATGCTTGATTTGAGCCTGTTGCTAGAGTTAAATTTAACCCAGAATATGCACCAGCTGATTGGAAAGGTAAAGGACAGGATATTATAGTAATGATGAGAAGGAATAATGATAGTGTAGAGAAAGTGGCAGAGAATTGGTGAAATTATGAGAAAATAGATTTAGATGACCTTCCTGTAATGGAATATGATGATGCTTTGGCATATAGAGATATGCTATTAGAAGAGAGAAAAATGAGAGAGAGTGTGGGTAAATGAGAAAGTAAGGGATTGACTAAAAAGAAAAAAGATGCTAAAGAATTTTTGAATAAAAAGGTATTAAGGGAGGAGTTGAAGAAGAATATAGAAATTTATGATGAGGCTAAAGTAGAATATGATAAATATTTGGATGGAATGGCTAATAAAATTGGTGGAAAACCTATAAAAACATCTATTAAAATGAGAACACCAGATGGAGTTATTAGAGAAGATGGAATTGATAGAATATTAGAGAAACAAGATAGTAAGGGAGGATTTATTGGTGCTGTAAAAGATATAGTAAGAGGAAGTATTATAGTAGATAATATGGAAGGAATAAACAAAGCAGTAAAAGAATTAGAGATACAATGAGAAGTAGTAGATAATAAATTTAAAAATCCTACTCCTATGTGATATAAAGATTTATCATATAATAAAGTAGTAGATAATTGAGTACCTACAGAAGTCCAGATAAATGTACCAGAGATGTTAGTTGCGAAGGAGTGAGAGAATGCTGTAAAATGAGGTTGGATGTCACAAGAAAAATATGATAGTATAGTAAAAAGAGCTGGAGAAGAATGAGGTAAATGACATAAATATTATGAAAAATGGAGAAAATTACAGGAAGAATATAATAATATATATAAATCGTTGAATGATGAAAAAGATTTAAATAAATTGATAGAAATAGAGGATGAGCAAAAGAGGATAATAGAAGAGAGTAAGAAGTATTATAAGAAATTTGAAGATTTATTAGGGTAAAAAAGACTTGAAAAAAGTAAAAAAATGAGTATAATAACAATGAAGTTGGGATGGAATTTATATGTTTAACAGATAATGAAGATGGAAGGATTAAAAGAGAGAATGTTTGAACATTATTTGTATGACAATGATGTAATTGTTAAGGATTATTTAGAAACTAAAAGTATGGAAAGAGTTACAAAAGTTTGGGATAGAAAGACAGGGAAGGAGTTAGATATGAAAGAAGAAACAAAGTGGGATTTGGTAAGTGATTTAATGGATAGTTGAAGTGAAACTACAGAGGAAGAAATAGATAAGATGGTAAAAGGATTAAAAAAGAAAGATTAATTTAGATTACAAAGACCAAAAATATGGATATGCAAGAGGAACTATTAAGAAGAGTTGAACTTTTAGATAAGGCTGAAAAGAATAGAGAATTGCAGAAGGTAGAGGTAGAGTTATGTAAGAGGGATATAATGCATTTTTTTAAGAATTATTTATATACCGACAAAAACTCTAACCTCTATTGACCAGAATATCCAGATGTAATACCTTTTATACCATATCCTTATCAAGAGGAATGTATTAAAGAGGTATGGGATAGTATAGAGAAAGGAGAGCCTGTATTTATAGAAAAGTCAAGACAGATGGGATTTAGCTGGTTGATTATGGCTATATTTGTCTATGGCTTTCTTTTTCATAACCATAAATATTTAGTGCTTTCACAAAAACAGGATGATGTAGATAAAAAAGGAGATATGAAGAGTTTGTTTGAGAAGGCTAGATTTATGCTAAAGAATTTACCAGATTGGATGCTACCTGTAGGATGGAAAGGAAACGACACATATAATAAGTATATGAGTATTAGTAGACCAGATGGAACAGGAAGTATTACAGGAGAAAGTGCTAACCCAAATGCATCAAGGTGAGGAACTTATAAAGCTATATTTCCAGATGAGTTTGCTTTTCAAAGTAATGCTACAACAATTAATAGGGCAATGATGTCTGCTAGTCCTTGTAGGATTTATACCTCAACTCCTAATGGAAAGTGAAATGAGCATTATAGAATGAGGGAGTTGGCTATGGCAGGAAAAATAAAGGGATTAAGATACCATTGGAGCGACCACCCATTGTATACACAAGAATGGTATAATAATAAGATAGCATCAATGGATAAGGTAAGTATAGCACAAGAGTTAGAGATAGATTATAATGTAGCTGTAGTATGAAGAGTTTACCCAGATTTTCCTAGTGAGGCAAGCAAAGAGGTTAAGTATAATCCTAATTTACCATTGTATGTAACAATAGATAATTCTCACGGAGGTACAGACCCTAATGCTGTTATATGTATACAGGATAATGGAATATATTGGGATATTATAGATGCTATAGAAGTACAAACAAATCCGTTAGATATGGCTAATTATATGGTAGGGCAACCAAAGATAGATTTGGTAAAGGTATTAACGGCAAACCAATTAGCATTTAGAGATAGATATGTGAATTATGATTGGAGAAGGGCAACATTTATTGGTGACCCATATGATACCAAGAGTGCTTTAGGGAATTCAACAATATTAGATGATTATAGGAGTGTAGGAATAAATTTAGTAGTACCTATGAATAGGAATAAACAAGAGCAAATAAGAAATACAAGTAAGATGTTATATAAATTTAGATATAATGATAATTGCTTGGATATGGCTACGGCTATATTGAATGCTAGATACCCAGAAAGGAAGGATACAAGCCAAAGTACTCAACCAATAGCTTTACCAATTCACGATTGGACTTCTCACTTTAGGACAGCTTTAGAGTATTTTGTGACATATATGTTAGAGAATAAGCCAGCTAGACCTAGTCACCAAGTAGGAGATTATGAGGAGAAGAGAAATATGCTTACAGGAGAATTAATAAGCCAAAAAAGTCTAACAAAGGATAAATTAAGAAAGATGGGGTATAAAGTGCTGTAAAATTAATTGAAAAAATAAGATTTTTGAATATATTATATTTAATTTATTAGAGATAAATAAATGACACTACCAAAAAAAGATTTCCAGCCTATTGATGTAGATGTAAGGAGAACTCAAAGTGATGAGGATATTTTGAAGGCATCGTACATAAAAGATAGGTTTTTGAGAATGAAGGAGGCAAGAAGTGTAGTAGATGCTGATTGGCAGATATTTTGGAAGATGTTAGAGGCTATATATAGACCTTATGAAGATTGAAGAAGTAGTAGTGTAGTACCTTTAGCTAGTGCTTTATTGGAATTGTTTATTGCTGATTGTATTAAGATACCTACAGATTTTAAATTTAGAGGGGAAACAACAAAATATACAACACAGGCAAAGGCTTTGGAGTATGTATGGAAATATGATTTTAGAAAAAATAATAGGAAGAAGGCTTTTAGAGATGATGATTATATATGTGCATCATTTGGGACAAGTGTAATGTATGTATGATTTGAGAGTTATTTTAGAGAACAGAAGGATTTTAAAGTAGATGATAATTTGAATGTAATATTTGAGCCAAAGAAATTCAAAAAAGAGCAAATAGTAGTAAAGAGTGTAGATATTAGAAATTTCTATATAGATGATACAGCTATAGATTGTATAGGACAGGCGAATGATTGTATATATAGAGAGCAAATAAGCTATGAGAAGTTTATGAGTTATAAAAATAATCCATTATATAAGAATATGGATTTAGTAAAACCAAGACAATATAGTTTAGAGTATCAACCATATACAACACAAGAGCAAACTACAAAGCAAGGAGATTTTGTAGAGATAGTAAGATATTGGAATGTGGAGAGAGATATGTATGTAGAAATTGCTAATGATATATTAGTAAGAGAGCATCCAATGATGAATACAATAAATGGTGAGAAGGCTTTACCATTTACATTAAGGACTTTTGGTAAGAGATTAAATAGTTTATATGGAAGAGGATTATGTGAGGCTCTTATGATGTTTAATAGTGAGATTAACAACTTGAGAGAGATGTTAATGGATGCTATTAGAAGGAGTAATACACAAGTGTTAGCTTTGGGAAATGGATTACAATTTAATGGTAGAGAATTCAGCTATGACAATGAAATATTAAGTTTTGATGGAAATTTTGCTCAAAATTTTCAACAGATAACAGGGACACCTCCTAATCAAGCAATATTTAGTTATATGGAACAGTTATATAGAGATATTGCTATATATGTATGAATAGATGTACAGAATATAATGGGAGGGAATAATCAGACAGCTTTCCAAACAGAGGTACAGAGAGAGGCATCACAAAAGAGAGTAAATGTATGGTTAGAGAATAGAGATTTAGCTTATGAAAGATTTGCTGATTTGTATAAAGATGCTCTACAGACATACTTTCCTAGAAAAAATGCTGAATGATTATACCCAGAAATAGAAATAGAGGATGAAGAGTTAGTAGATAATAATGGAGAGAAGTATTTTAAGAAGAAAAAAGGAAATTATACATTTCAAGTTACACCAGATATATTAAGAGGAGATTTATATGTGGATGTATATACAAATACAAGTGCTCCTACTATTAATGCTGTAGAAAGACAATTAAAGTTGGATTTTATGAATAGTATAGGAACTATGGCACAAGGATATGCTGTAGCTAAACAGAGTGGAGTAGATATAGATAAAGTATTACCAATGAATGAGAATTTAAGAGAAATGGCTGCTGAATATAATCTATCACCAGTTGAAAAAGATAGTAGTGAAGATGTTAAGAAGGCTAAGATGGATTTATTAAGAGAATTACAACAAGCTCAAGAGCAAGTAACTGGTACAGGGAACTTCGCACCACAGGAAGAGGGAGAAATAAGTATGGAATGAGGAGAAGAACAACCAGCTACAGAATGAGATAGAATAAGAAGTGCTGTAAATCAATGAGGACAAGGTATGTTAGTACCAAATTTAACTCCTAATATGTGATAAGATGGGATTTATAATAATAGATGAGAGAGAGCATAAAATAAAGGAGAATGAGGTAAAGATGAGTGCTGGAGAAGTAGGTGAATTAGTAGAATATAGTGATGTAATAATAAAGTGGTTAAAGAAGAATATAAATAGAATACAAACAAAATTAGCTCTATGTGAGTGTCAATGAAAGGAAGAAGAGGCTTATATAGGGATAAAGACAATACAAGAGTTGATTAAATCATTGGAAGAAACAGAGAAGACATATAAAGAGTTCCTTAACAGAGTTACGACCGAAGGCAAAAAGCAGTAGCTTGATGTCCATTATAGTGGGTGGGTAAATATTTAGCTCACTCACATTAATGGGTGTTAGAGCCCAATTTTATATCATACCAATAACCCTAATGGACGACAATAAAAAAACATTAGACAACTTGGAGGTATGAGAAGAAGGTCAAGAAAACGAGACCCTTGACAATGAAAGTCAAGACAACTCTCATACAGCCAAAGAAGAGCGTTACAAACAGCAAATAGCTGGAAGTAAGGCAGAGGCAGAAAGGTTGAGAAACCTTGTAATTGACAGAGAAGTCAAGAATGCCGAAAAAGATGCTAGAAGTTTGTTAGAACTTCACGATGTAGACCCAAAATTAGCAGATGATGTCGCTAAAAGATTTGGATATGATGATTTCAACGATGCGAAATCAGAAATAGACAAAAAAGCAGGTGGGGATTGAGTGCAGAAAACCAAAGATGCCACTTTTGAGGAGAGTTTTGAGAAACTTTACCAAGAAAGGAAGGCTAAAGAGCTTAATGAAGAGGCATTAAAAAGAGCAGACAAAATTATTGGTAAAATTACCGATAAGGATGCTAGGGAAAAAGCAAAAGCTCAATTCAAAAAGATTGTTTGAAATAAACAATTAACCATTGATGAGGCGGAAGAATTTGCTGAAATGGCAACTCTATATGTGAATAAAGAAAACCTAAAAGCTGAAAGGTATGAAGAAGGTATAGGAAACTATGCTAGTACCTGAATGTGAATGGGAAGAAAACCTTGAGCTTGAGATTGAAAGGTTGAGGTTGTAAGAAATGGTAAAATAGTGATTTTAGATACTAACAAACAATAGTAAGATGGCTAAAATGATTGACGATAATAAAGCAGTAGAAAATCAAAATACTGCAGGATTAGTAGATAATACTAATCAAGGGAATGGGGATGTATCTAACCCAGCACAAGAAGAAGGTACAAATGATTTAACAACCCTTCAATCTATCCTTGAAAGATTGGATACATTGGAAAAGGAAAATGAGGAATTAAAGAAAGGTCAATTAAACGTATTCACAGAAGGTAAAAAATTCTATGAATGACCTAGAGATTATTCCTATAAGATGTGGTGAGGAGTACCTGTACTTGCCTATAAATCATTTAGGAAGGATGCTACCAAAGATTTGGTTTATCAAAATCAATATGGAGCTTGGGTAAGTAATCACTACTTAGAGTTGACTTTAGCGAACAAAAAGAAAGTTGAAGTAGAAGTTAATGAATTTAATAAACATTATACTACTTCCGAAAAAATGAGAGCTGAAAAAACAACTGATAATAGGGGTAATGTATTAGGATATGAGTTTGAAGTAGAGCCACGGTGAAAATTCATTGTTGCTACTAACTTATTGAATGAATAATTGACATTTTAATTTATCATTTAACCAATTAAAAAATGTTTATCAAAGATAGGGAGATTGAAACCATAACAGGTAATGTTGTTTTGTTTAAGGATTGAGAAGAGGTAGAATATACTGAAACTCAACTTAAATATATAGTCACAGAGGAGGCTTTAAGTGAAGAGCAATTTAGAAACTTGATGCTAGAGAATGTGGCAGTAGATATATTAGGGGTTTTACAGAAACACAATATTAGAAAAGGTGATTTACAACCCGTAATAGAAACAGTAGTAAGTAGTTTTAATCAAAATTTCCTTATTGCTGTATGAAAAGCATTTGGAACTTATGCTAAAGATAAATATCCAATGCAGATGCAAGAAGATATTAGGATAGCAGATATAATCCAGATGAAAGATAAGTAGTATTTTATATTATTATTAATGAATAGAATGGGAAAAGCAGTTACTTTGGTTAATCAACCAAACAATGTACAAAACTTCTATCCAGCAGATGATAATTGGGAAATGAAACAATTTCCTTTCGTAGCATCAACTGCTATTGATGAAGGATGTGCTGTAGCACCACAAATTACATCAAATGATGTTACTGGATATGTAACAAAGATGTGAGCAGAAAATGCTAATGGTGCAGACTTTTTAGGTATTTTAGCAGAACCAATTAAATCTACTGATGGAGATTATGCGGTAGCTGGTAAAATGAAAGGAGTATGGGTACCAAAAAATAAAGAGGCTCTTGCTTATTTTAAAGTTGGTGCTGGTACTTTCACTAAAGCAGATGTATTTAGAACAGTAGAAATTCATAGCGATGCTAAAAGTCTTGCTGTAGATACAGCTGGTAAAGGTGCTAGAATTATGGAATATATTGATAGCACTCACGGAATTTGTAAGTTTAGTTTACCAGAAACTGAAACTGCGTAATTTATTTAATAAAAGTTTTTTATTTGATTTAATGATAAAGGAAAATGCCTAATATTAGTAGTTATACATTTCCTCAAATGACAGACTTGGTAAAAAGAAGTTTCCAAGATGGTTTGGAAAATCTACCACAGGATATGAGAAAATCAGGACTTGTAGTAGAAGATGTTTTACCTCTTCATACTGGGGAATTCAAAAGATTTGCTGAAAGATTACAGAGAAACCAATATGCATCTGTAAGGGATGAAGGTGATGTATCTAAAAAAGCAAAAGTTCAGTATGGATATGAAAAAGATATGCAAGTTTATACTGTATCTTTAGAAGTATCTATTACTAAAAGAATGAGAAAGGCTGGTAAAGACCAGGATATCTTAGACCAAATTACTTCTCTTGCTGAAGTATGTCCAAATACTATTGATTTGGATTTGGCTCATAGATTAACTTTCGCATTCGCATCTAGTTATGTATCAAGAGATGGAATTACTGTTGATACAACAGTAGGAGATGGATTACCTCTTATTTCAAATGCTCATACATTAACTGGAAGTGCCACAACTTATTCTAATCAGATTACATCTAATCCAGCTTTCTCTAAAGCTGCTTTGGAAAATGCTGAAAATCTATTTGTTACTGGTACTTTCAATAACCTATGAGAAAAGATGGCTATGAAACCAGATGTAATCGTAACTACAGATGACCCTAACACTGTAAATCAAGTTAGAGAGTTGCTTAAATCAACTGCATCTATTGCTGATTACAAGAATGAAGGAGTAATGAATGTTTATAAAGAAAAATATAGACACGTAGTTATATCAAGATTGGCTACAACTCCTAATGGAGCAGTAGACACATCTAAATCTAAGTATTGGTTCTTGGCATCTACAAGAGATAGTGATTTCTATCTATGTATGCTTGAGGCTCCATACCTTAAAACACCTTCAGATGGAAACAACGGTGAGGAATTTTCAAGTGAAAACTGGAATTACCTTACTGCTGCTACTTACTGAATGGCTATTGTTACAGGTAGATGGATTAAAGGTAGTAAAGGAGATGCATCCTAGGATTAGATATGTAGGGGGTTGGGACACTAACCTCCTAAAATCTAGTCAAAGGTTTTAAGTTTTTTATCATATAATTTATTATGCTATGATTGAGAGAAAATGGTTACAGAGTACTAAGCTATTAGATGGAGCTACAAGTACTACTGAAAGTAATCCTTATCCAATAGAGGATTATGCGAATATGATGCTCACTATCGCTAGTGGGGATAGTACAGAGGCAACTGTAAAGGTTGTAGGTAGTTTTCAGATTGATGCACCAGATTTTAGCCAGAGTGCTGATAAGGATAACCAATGGAGCTACATTAGTGTAAGAAATTTGGAGGATTGAACCAATATTGATGGTACAACTTGAATTTCTATTACTACAGGAGGAGTAGAGAGTTATTTAGTAAACACACCTTGATTAAGATGGATAGGAGTAGTTATAAGCTCATATACAACTGGTGATGTGGATGTATCGTTAAATGGTTTTAGTTCTTAATGATAAAAAAAGATGACAACAATAGATGATTTAGCAATAGAAATGGTTAATGCTAAAGAGCAATTAAAGAGCATTAATAACACTATCAATAAAGATAGGAAAATTGTTAGCGATTTAGAGAAAGGAATAGAAGAAAAAAATGAGGAGATTAAGAGATTAGAAAAAGAAATAGAAGAAAAAAATGATGAAATTGCTAGTTTAGATAGCACTAAAAATAAAGCAGAAGAAGAATATGGAGCTATAAGAGATAATCTAAAGGCTGAAATAAAAAAGCTCAATGAGAGCAAAAAAAAGGATGAAGAGAAGTACCAAATTATGGTGGAAGAATTAAGTAATGATGTAAAAGTATTGACAAACAGAAAACAAGAATTAAAATTAATTATAAATGACCTAGAAGATGAAATTAGAAAGACCAGGGCAGATAAGGATAATGAAGTAGCTTTAAAGGATAGAGAAATTAAAGAGGTCAAAGAGAAGTTAGATAACTTCAATTTACTTTTTGATGAACAAGATGGGAAATATCGTAAAACTGCTAGAGAAATTGAGGATATGAACAAAAAGTTGGAGGAAAAAGATGGGCTTATTGCTGAATGCTGAAAATTGGATAGAAATATTGAAGAGAAGACTAAAAAATTGGTAGAGGTAAGAGATGAAATAATTGGGGAAGAAGATAGATTGATGGAAATAAGGGGCGAAATAAATGAATTAGAGAATAGAAAGATGGAAGTATTAGATGAAATTAATGATTATGTGAAGAAGAAGTTAGAGCTAAAAGATAGAAAGGATGCTTTAGATGAAAAAGAAAAATACCTAAGAAGAAGATTTGAAGAGGCTGGAATTCAATTTTAGTTATTATTTTAATTAAAAATGAGTGAAACAGAAAGCTCTTTAGCAATACAGGATGAAGAAAAAGAGGAGAATGTAGTAAGTATAGTCCAAGCTGTAGATGATATTACAAAGAATGGGATAGTAGGATTAAATCCAGATTGAAGTAGTGTAAATCCTGTAGAAGAGGAGGGGCAATGAGAATAATTTTAATCTTATTATTAGGTAGGGATGACAAAAAGTGTAACGAAAATTCAAGATAAAGATACAACAAGAAGGTTGAGTGTTGTAAGAAGTACCGAAGACCCTACTAAATATTGAGTAGTTATATTAAACCCAGATGGGAGTAAAATAAGATGACCTAAAGGAGAGAAAGGGGATGCGGCGACAGTTAATGTAGGGAGTACTTGTACTTGAGAGCCTTGAACAGAGGCTAGTGTAGTGAATTCTTGAACTACAAGCGATGCCGTATTAGATTTTGTTATACCAAGAGGGGATAAAGGGGAAACTTGAACTGCGGCAACAGTAAGTGTAGGTAATACTTCAACTTTACCAGCTTGATGTTGTGCTACTGTAAATAATAGTGGTAGTAGTAGTGATGCTGTATTAAATTTTGGGATACCAAAAGGAGATAAAGGTGATAAATGAGATACAGGTAATGCGGCGACAGTAAGTGTAGGGACTACATCAACTGGACAGCCTTGAAGTAATGCTAGTGTAATAAATAGTGGTACAAGTAGTAATGCTATATTTAATTTTACAGTACCAAGAGGAGATAAAGGTGATAAATGAGATACAGGTAATGGTGCAACAGTTAGTGTAGGAGGTACAACGACATTAGATGCTTGATGTAGTGCTTGTGTAAGTAATAGTTGAAGTAGTAGTAATGCTATATTTAATTTTTGAATACCAAAAGGAGAGAAAGGAGAGAAAGGAGATATTTGATGTACTTGAGCTACTTGAAATGGTATCGCTAGTGTAACTTGTAGTAAGAGTTGAAAAGTAACCACAGTAACAATAGAAGAAACTAATGGATGTTGTGCTAGTTTTAGTGTATGTGATGGTGCTGATGGAGAAGGAAGTGGAGATGTGCTTTGACCTTCAAGCTCTACAGATTGACATATAGTATTATTTGATGGAAGTGATGGTAAATGTATTAAACAATGAGGAGTAGTTGTAGATGCATTAAATTCTAGTAGTTGAACTGATGTATTAAGTGCTAAACAATGATGTGTATTAAATAGTTGTATAAGTAGTATTAATAGTAAAATACCAAGTTCGGCGACACCTAGTAATCAGTTAGCAGATAAAGATTTTGTAAATAGTTCTATTAATAGTTTGGCTGCTTATTATATAACAAAAAATGCTCAATGAGAGCAATTTAATACGGTCGCTGAATTGGAAAGTGCTACGGTATTTTATAGTGGGTGAGTGGTAAGAGTACCAACACAGAATGATTATACAATAGTAAAGGATGATGAAAACCACGATGATGCTACAACTAGGTATATTTACCAATGAAGTCAATGGGAATTTCAATATGTAGTAAATGAAACACCATTAACACAGGCTCAATTAAATGCTTTAAATAGTTGAATAACAAGTGCCAAAGTAAGTACTTATGATGGATATGCTAATTGAAAACAAGATAAATTAGAGAGTGGAACAAATATAAAGACAGTAAATGGTTGTAGTTTATTAGGAAGTTGAGATTTAACAACACCAGATACTAAATATAATCAAGCGACTTGTAGTGATTTATGATTAATAAAATTATGAAGTAGCACGGTACAGAGTGTAAGTGCGAATGCTGTAAGTGGATGTAATAATAGAACTTATGCTTTACAAGTGAATTCTACTGGACAAGGAGTAGTAAATGTACCGTGGGAAAATACAACTTATAATGCTGGTTGTTTTGATATAAATAATCTAGCTGATGCTTGTGGATGTAGGAGTAGTTGGAATTGAAAGCAAGAGGCATTGGTAAGTGGAGATAATATAAAAACAATAAATAATATAAGTTTATTAGGTAGTGGAAATATAGCCGTACAAAGTGTAATTTCAGATTTAGCCACGATAAGATGTGGGGCTTGTTGTTGAGGTACAGCAATACAACCGAATTCTCCAATAAGTTGTTTATGTAATGATACTTGATTTATTACAAGTAGTGCGTTACCTACTAATAATAATCAATTAGAGAATGGATGTGGATATACGACTTGTACTTGAACATTAACTCAATCAGCAATTAGTGATGATGCATTTTGAAGTGGTTGGAATAGCGATACAACTCACGCACCTAGTAAGAATGCTATATATGATGTATTAGGGGATGTAGAAACTTTACTTGCTAATTTATAATTAAATGACAATAGCTAGTGAGATAAGCAGATTACAGAATGATAAAGAGGCTATGAGGCAATCTATAATAAATAAATGAGTAGATGTTAGTGCGTCAGTAAATTTTGATGATTATGCTTCTTGTATAGATGAGATTAAACAATGATGATGAGAGGAATGATGCATTGATTTTATTTTGGTGTGATGATGATGAGCTGGTGAATGTAATTGAAGTGGATGATGAGGTTGAGCCGTTGAAACGTGAACAGCGTTAAAAGTGAAATGAGTTACAAATATAACGATTTGAGAATGATGAAGGTGGATTTCTACCCAAAATTGCACAGATGGATGAGTATCTTGTATATGAATATTCAGACAAGCATTTTGATGATTTCGTTGATGATATTCAATATGTAATTGAGATTATTCAATGAGAACTTTTTCAATACTATCAAGCAGTGGAGCTTGATATTCAACAGCATTGACAACAACTTGTTATGGAGCACAATCTTGATGAGCTGGTGCGTGATGAAATTGATGTTGTGCTTGATATTATTGTTGATGATGAACAACATTTTATAGATGTAGAGGTGGAGATTGATGAATATGAAAATGTTGATATTGATGAGGTTGATGATGATGGAGTTACACAAATTGATGTTGATGAGTGTGAATTTGTTGATGATGATGTTGATGTTCATCACCAACAGATTGAAGTTGTGCAAAATCTAATGCGACAAATTGTTGATGATGATGAGGTGGACACGATTGATGAGGTACTTGTTGATGTGAAGTTGGAAGATGATGAGATTGAATTGCAATAATATCATTTCCAACAGATTGAAGTTATTGAATAATAAGTGCGAAATGATGAGATTGTATATATTGTTGTAATTGAAAAGAATATCACGAATTTTATAAATCTTGAACATTTTCAATAAATTGAGCAGAAGCAAGAGAATGAGATTTTATGATTTGTTACCTTGCGGTGTGATGATGATGAGGTGCGAGTTGGTATTGTTCTTGATGATGAGGTTGATGAGCGGTGCTTGAATGATGCACATACATCAGTTCAACTGCTTGTGTTCATGTTTGAAGTTGATGAAGTGGAGTAAAATGACAGTTTTGATGCAAATGATGAAACACATATATCACAAGTTCAACTTGAAGAGTAAATGTTTTTGCTGGGTGAGGTTGATGATGAAGTTATTATTGATGACCAAATTGACTTTGAGAATGTTTATGATATGGACATTGAATAACAACTTGATGAACGTGAGCTTGATGATATGCGACTTGTTGTAATTGATGACCGTGAAAATGCTGATATTGATGAGGTTGATGAGCATATAATGGAGTTGGATGCGATTGATGAGGGAATGGAAGTTCGTGAAGTAGTGCTGTTTGATGTCCGTGAACAACTTGTGGAAGTTGATGATGATGAGTTAAAACCAATAATTGTAGATGAGGGAATTGAGCTGGTTGATTGGTTGATATATGTTACCCAGCAGATTGAAGTTGGTGATTTTCAAATGCGACTTGATGAACAAAAACTTTGGTTGATTGATATTGTAGGCATAGATTTACAAGTAATGGATGTTTTTGTATTATTAGTTAGTATTTATATCTTAATTATATATAAAGATGCAGACAACAATATTAATTCTTATAGGGACAGCGATGGTAATAACTACCATAGTAAATTTTGCTAAACCTGGTTATAAAGAATTCGTGGGGAAGTATGAAACTACTATAAATATCGCTTTAAGTTTTATATTATGAGTATGTAGTGCTTTTGCTGTAAGACCTTATTTAGAGTTTGATTTGGGGGTATGAGCTTTAATTTTATTAGGATTGGCATTAGGAACAGGAGCTAATATATTCTATGATATTTGGAAGTTGGTACAGAATTTAGGGAGTGTAAAGAAGGAGGAAGTAGTAGAGGAAAAACCTAGTGCTATTTGATACGATTTAACTCCTAATGAAGATGAAGAAGATGAATAGTATAATGGAATATATTTTCTCACCAGAAACTTTAATAAGCATAATTTCAACTATAATTTGAGTAGTTATAGCATTTATGTCTTTAAAAAGTAGAGTAGATAGTTTAGAGAAGGATGTTAGAGAGTTGCAATCACAAGAACTCCACGTAAAAATAGCTGAAATGCAGAAGGATATACAGTATATAAGAGAGATGTTTGATAGGTTTTTAGATGGGAAAAAATAATTTTATCTATTTATCAAAATAAAATATGAGGGAATTGCTTGCTTATAGTCAAGGAGGAGTTGTAGAAGAAAAACTTACGTTAAGGATAAGGGCAGACAATAGTGGTAATATATATTTACCTACTTGATGATTTTCGTATGAAGGTACGGTTTGATGTGAGTATGATTGGATGGTAAGCATAGATGGGGGTACAGCTGTAAGATATTCTTGAATAGGTAGTACATATATAAGAGTATGATATGGATTAAATCCATTAAGTATACATACAGTAATAATAAAACCTAATGTAGAAGATTATGGATGGCTAAGGGCATTTTCTTATAAGAATAGTAGTATTGCTAGTTCTCTTATTAATATAATAAGTGATAAATCTTATAAATGATATGCTTTAAATGAGCTATGTGCTTGAAATTATTATAAAGCATACCAATACCAATGATGTATAAATTTAATTAATACAGATGAGGAGCTTTTGCCTGATACACTCCAGATTATAGGAGATTATTATAGATATTATGAATATGCTGGATGTGTAAAATTAGTAAATAATGCGGAGGAGAGGATTTTAAAAACAGTAAAAGTAATTGGTGATTATTATAGAGCATATCAATATCAAAATTGTACAGGTATTAATAAGATTAATATGAGGGCTATTAATCGGGCTAGTGTATGAAATAATTATAGATTAAACCAATATAGTTGAATTGGTACAGATAGAAATTTAGTAAGTATTTATATAGAATGATGAATTGAAGAAGGAGGAAGTTGGGGATTGACTGATAGTAATGTAAAATGAGTTTATGTATATAAAGATTTGGTAAATGATTATAAGACAAAATTAAGTGGAATAACAAGTAGCAAAATACAAAAGAATTCATTGTGGGACAATTTAGAATATGAGTTTATAGAATATATAGGATTAGCTGATAGTACAGGAAAAATTAGAATTCCTGTTGGGTGATATTCTACAAGTTGAAACCAAGATTGTGCTTATGATTGGTTGGTGAGTATAGATTGAGGGGAGGAGGAAGAGATAACTGGGACAGGAAGTGCTACTTATGTAAGTGTAGGTAGTGGATTAACAGAGGGAAGTGAGCATAGGATAGTGATTAAACCAAAAACAATATGATGGTGATGGGGAAGAGCTTTTGGATTTTATAATACTTGAGCTCAAAATTATATAAAGGAAATAACCCACGATAGTTATAAATGCTATGCTACAAGTAGGGTAAATACAGGGAATTATTATAAGTATCGTACATATAGAGGATGTGTAAATTTAATAAATAGTTATGAAAAGTTGCCTACGAGTGTCACAACAGTAGGTAATAATTATATGAAGGGATGTTATTATGGATGTACTTGACTAATAACAGCATTTTGGGAAGTTATGCATAGAGGTTGTAGTATAGGAAGTGATTATAGATATAGTGAGTATAATGGATGTAGTAATATGGTAGAGCATCAATGAATGGCTTGATATAGTTGAACATATCCTACAAATTATAAGAAGGATTATTTAGATGGAGCTTGAGATGATTTAGATATTTATATTACAAGATATGAGATATTACCTACTGAAATATTAGCTCAAGTAGAGCAAGTAGGATATACAAGTAGTTATACAGTAGCGACATTGACAAAAAGTTGAAAATATAGATTTTATTGTGATGTGTATGAGGGATGAAATGAAGGGAGTACATCTTGTATTCTGTATAAAAATTGAGTATCTTTAGGTAGTAAAAATTCTTGATGAGGAACAATACCATTTCAAGTAGATTTTGATTGAAATGTAAATGATGTAATAACAATAAAAGTGGAAAGATTTAGTTATTGATATTGAAGTTGTAAAAATATTGAGCTTACTGGGATATATAATAGTGCTTGAATAGATAAAAATAGGGTGAATAATATTTATTGTTTTTTGAATGATATAATAAATTATGAATATAGTAGTAATTGGGATGAGTTGAAAGACAAATTTAGAGTTTGGTATTACCCATATAAGACACATACAGCGATAGATATAAATAGATATACTAAATTAGTAGCAAGTAGAGTATTAAAAGATTATGATTATGATGTATCGCCAGATTGGAGCTTAATAGGGCAAATAAGTGTATCAAAAAAGCCTTGATTTCCTAAGATTATGTTGAATGGAGGATGAGATAGTAGTAGTAGACATTATATTTATTTGTTTTTGTATAATCTAACTCCGAATAATTTAAATACAATGTGACCTAGTTGGAACACAAAAGTAGTATCATATTCTACAAGTGAGAATGAAAGATGGGTTGCTTGAGATATGGATATATTTGATAATTATTATTATTCATCAGAGCAGGGAACTCCAAGAGCTGTATTAAATAATGTAACTTATTATTGAAGTGAAAGTAACCAAACCTGATTTGTAACTAAAGTAAGTAGGAATTGACAATTTATATTTACATATTTAAATTGATATAAGAGATATATAGCGAATAATATACCTTGAACATCATTTAAATGGGAGAGTATAGATACAAGTGTAATAGGAGTTTTAAAGAATTCTGTAATGTTTAGTGATGATTGATTGACTATGTATAAAGCGAATAATAATAATACATTATTGGAACAGTATAGTTTAACAAAACCACGAGATTTGAGTACGGCTACGAATACAGGTAAGACATTGAGTATAGATGGATATTATGATATGAGTAGTGATTGAAAATATTTATTTAGATATAAATCTTGAACTATTTACCAATATACTTATGAATAAGATAGAAAGAATAGTTGAAATTAATGGAAATAAATATAGATTGAATAAGATAGTAGATAAAACAGCTACTGATATTCACCACATTTTGTGACAGAAATATAAACATATATATAATGTAAATGCAGAAGAAAATAAGGTGAGAATATTAAGGAAAGACCACATTGATTATAATAATTTTGTGAAGGATAAACAAAATCCTAGAGAGGCTTTACAAAAGATGTATGAGATGTGTAAACAGGTGTTGACACCTTGAGTAAAAGATGTATTAGAAACCGTGTTGTATAAAACAGATGATGAATTATTTTATATACCAGAGGTATTAAAAAATGGAAAACATAAAAGAAAAAAAAGAGAAGAGAATATGTAAATATGGTATACAGAGAGAAAGTTGTAGGGAGTGCTTATTTGAGGTATTATGTAATTTAGAGTACCAAAATTTAATCCATAATAGAAATAAAGATGAGTAAAGAAGTAGTTTTTATTTATGGGGAGGATTGTAGTAAATGCCACCAGATTAGACCCCACGTAGAGAAATGGGCTAGTAATAATGGATACAATTTTCAAGCAGTAAAGTATGATGAAAGTGAATTACAGGTTGCTAGTATACCTATTTTACAAGTGATAGAGGATGGTAAAGAGAGTATTTATGATTTTGATGGAATAGTTGCTTTACTTTCTAACAAAAAATAATATGAGTAAAGAGAAGGCTGAACTTGTGGATAGATTAAATGCTATTCAAAGGAGAATTAGTGAGCAAGGGTTATGAGCTGACCCAAAACTTTTAGAGGATAAAAAGAAAATTGAGGCTCAATTAGATTTACTTTCTAACCAAGAGAAAAATGGAAGAAATTAATGGTTGTTTGTGAATAGG